GGGGTGCTGGGCGGCGTCTTCATGGAACCGGTGCGCGCCCTCATCGGGCTGGCGGCGCTGGCCTTCGGCGATGACGACGAGCCCTGGAACCTCGACAACGAGGTCACGCAGTGGCTGGCCGAGCTGACCGATGCCCAGATTGCCGAGCTGCTCGCTCGCGGCCTGCCGCGGGCTCTGGGCATCGACGTCGCCGGGCGCGTGGGCTTGAACCACATGGCGTTCATGGGCGGGCCTGAAGCGCGTTCCTACGAGGAGGCGTACAAGAACACTCTGGTGGCAGCTGCTGGCCCCATCGGGGCGATCGGTAGCAACGCGGCCAGGGGCCTCGACTACCTGTCCCGGAACGAATACCGGCGCGGGCTCGAGTCGCTTACCCCGAAGTTCGTGCGTGACCTGATCCGGGCAAGCCGGATGGGCGACGAGGGGCTGGTCGACTACAACGGCAACAAGATCGTCGGCGCCGAGAAGTTTGGCCCCGGCGAGGCGCTGGCCCAGATGCTGGGCTTCCAGCCGCGGATCACGGCCCGGTCGTACGAAGCCAGGACGGCCCAGACCCAGACCGAGACGGCGCTGCGGGACCGGCGCAAGAAGCTCATGCAGATGTGGCGGGATGCCGAGGANCAGCCGGGCTTCTTCAGGGACGAGATTCAGAGCTTCAATCGGACGAACCCGGATTTTCGAATCAACCGGGGCGACTTGATTAAGTCTCGCAATGAGCAGCGCCGACGCGAGCGGGAGACCAAGGCCGGCGCGTACACTGACAAGCCGTCGATCCGCCGGATCGGCGAAGCCTACGGAGTCTGAGATGGCAGAGAAAGGCGAGAAGCGGGATCCTACTTCCCACCGGACCCCGACCCAGCAGAAGCGCCACACCCGCGAGTACAACGGGCGGCCGGATCAGATCGCCCGTCGCTCCGCGCAGAACAAGGCGCGGCGCCAGCTCGAGAAGGAGGGGCTGGTTCGCAAGGGTGACGGCAAGCATGTCGACCACAAGCGCCCGCTCGACAAGGGTGGCACCAACGCGCGGTCGAACCTGCGCGTGGTGTCAGCCAAGCAGAACCTGAGTCACGGCATGGAGAACCAGCACACCCTCAGGAAGAAAGGTCGGCGTTGATCGGCTCGTCGTACTCGGACAGATCGTAGACGTCGGCGAAGGGTCCAGTCAGGTCGAACTCGATACACCGCGGCCTGCCGCCGGTTCCACGCAGAGTGCCGTTGTCGATGGAGCCACGGACCTCCCGTGCGCCCTGCTTGACCAGCGACTCAATCACGTTGCTGTAGCCAGCCCCGTCCCGCTCGTAGAGCCAATGCTTGAACGAGCGGTCGAGGATGCGGATAGCCTTGTCTTCGACAGCGACGCGACCGATTGCAGGGCCGCGAACCGCCTCTGACAGGATGGTGTCCTTGCTTCCCGGCCGCCCAACCCTACTGAGGTACTTGGACTTGACGAAGCTGTCCGAGTGGAGATGCAGGAACTCCCCCATGAGCTCGACGGCCCGGTCGGAACCGGTCACCTTCGTACCCTGCTTGACAGCGTACATGCGCTGCAGCTCCTTCGTCAGGTACAACTCAAAGGTCGGCAAGTCGAACTGAGTCAGCCCGGCCCGGTTGGCCAGCATGGCACCAGCGAGCAGGCTCGATGCAGTGGCGACCCAGAAGCGACAAGCTGACTCGCTGTTGACGACCTTCTCGAACCGCTCCTGCAGCTTCTTGACGAGCCTCGCGGCAAGCTCGCGGTGCTCTACCAGATGGGCAGCGTAGACCTCACCCGCCCGGCCGTAGTTGTGCTGGAGGCGGCCGTAGAAGTGGGTGGCATCCGTGTTGGTCATGCCATCGCCGACCGGGATGTCCTCCACCTTGATCTCGAACACGCGAGCGACGCCGGCATCGGTGTTGGTGACGTTCGCAGCGATGTGGTCCATCAAGGGTTCGTTGGACGCGACGACCATCATGGTCGACCACGTCCCGGTACTGCGCTGCTGGGCGTTGGCGTTGAGCCGCTGCTTCTCCTTGCCCTGCCCGAGCCGGAAGACGTTCTTGATGAAGCCGATGACTTCCTGCTTCTCGCGCACTTCATCCCAGTAGGCCGGTAGGGTATTCAGCATCCCAAGCCGGTTGGTCACCGCATTGGCCGTGTCGTTGNGGCTGGAGATGCCCCGGACCGGGNGCCCCCAGACGGCCTGGGCGACTGCGATCATGGTGGACTTGCCCGAGCCGGAGGACGGGCTGTGGGCCGACAGCAGAGTGCCGTGCAGGGCCGTGAAGTTGATGAGCGGGGCGGCGAAGGCCGAGGCCAGGATCGCCCAGGCTGCTGGTCGTGGCTGCTTCAGGACGTAGTTCGCGCACTCTGTCCAGGGTTCGAGGTCGCCGACCGCCGCCATCGTGTCGTGCATGTTCTGATCCACGATGAAGGCGGTGTCCCGCTGCAGCCCCTTGTCGCCAAGGCTGAGCAGGTAGCCGGGGAGGTGGAACTTGTTCTTGTCGAACCAGCCGTACTGGGTGACGCGCCGGATCGTTTTCTTGTTGTGCTGGAGTTGCTGGGCCCAGGTGTTCATAAGCGTCTTGAGGTGTGAGCACTCGTTGTTCTCCATCCCGCGGTTGAATTTGCAGAGGTGGAGATAGGTGGACCGGGAGCTCTCGAAGTCCGCCAGCGTCGCGGTGACGCCGACGTCGCCGAGCATGAAGTTGAGGTGGGTATCCCTGCCGTGGTCGATCGCGATCGACAGGTCGTGCACTGTGAAGCGGGCCACGGTCTCGTAGGAACCCTGTTCCCCATCTTCACCAGGGATGTACCGCTGCAGCCCCTTCTCGCCGTTGCGCCATCCTGCGGGCAACTCGCTCGGCGTCCCATAAGCCAATTTTATAGGTGACTTGAACTTGCCCCGCCACTTGCAGGTGGCGCACTCGGGGCTGTACTTGGCAAAGGTGTCGCAGATGGTCGGCCCGAGCTTGACGTTCTCGGGGTTCTTCTCGGCATGAGCGCGTTGCGTCAGGGCATAGGTGAACCGCTCTTCGGTCTTCTTGGGGTCGTACTCCGCATGCCCGGACGACATCGGGTGGATGTAGTCGGCGCCATCCTCGCACCATGCCAGCAGGTGCAGGATCTTGGACCAGAACACCCCTGGCTGCCCTGCGCCGCCTGTGGCCAGCGTGCTGGTCAACATCGGGCACTCGGCGACCATCTGCTTCGCCTGCGCGGGCCTGCCCTTGTGGTGCTCGATGCCGGCACTCAGGTCGCTGTTGTCGACGGGAGCCGGCACCGGAGCGGGCTGGCTGAGGTGGGCGTTGACCGCCGCGCTGAAGTCGTTGAAGGACCAGACCGGGCCCTTGTCGTACACGATCTTGACGGGCTTCGGGTTGGCTGGGTCCTTGTAGTTGTAGGTGCCGACGGGCCGCAGGATGCGGACGGCGTCGGGTGTTATCTGGGAATCGACTGCGAGCCCGAGACTTTCGCACAGGCCCTGCAGCGCCTTGCCGTACGGCTTCCACTCGTGTCCCGGGATGTCGGCAGTGAGCTCCCAGTAGACGTGCAGCCCGTTGCCCGAGTCCACGATCAGGGTGGGCTTCGGCAGCCCGTCCTTGACGGCCTGATGCAGGGCTTGCAACGCTTCCTTCTTGTTCGCGTAGGGCTTGCCCGGGCCACAGTCGATGTCGACGTAGAAGACCCGCTTCAGCCGTAGCTGATCGCCCTTGCTGCTGGAGCCGAAGCTCCCGGTGGAGTAGTAGACGTTGCGCTTGGCCGCGAGGTTGCGGTAGATCGCCGTGACCAGCGAGTCGATAGTGGCGTGGCTCAGCCGAGCCACCGGCTTGTTGTCGTTGTCTTTGTCGTGTGCGAGGAAGTAGTTGCCCGATGACGGAAGGACCCGCCCCAGGAAGGTCTTTAGATCCATGTTCAGCCCCCGGTGGAAGGGGGACGGATTGCCCGTCCCCCATCCAGATTAAACCATCACCCGTCGAGCGCGTCGAGACTGGCGATCATGTCGTCCAGCTCGGCAGTCAGGACGTCCTCCTCAGCCGCCGGTGCGGGGGCCGCAACGGGGGCCGGAGCGGCCTTGACAGGCACAGGCTTGGGGCCAGCAGCCTTGACCGGCTTCGCGGGCGCAGGGGCCGGCTGCGGGGCTGCAACAGGGGGCGGCGCGTCCATCTCGAAGTCGACGTCGACCGCTTCCTGCACGACAGCCGGGGCCGCGGCGGTAGCCGGGGCTTCCGCAGTCTCGAGCTCGCTCGCCTCGGACAGGATGCGCCCGATGGTGTCGCCCTGGAACAGCTCAGCCACCTGCTCCAGCTCGTCGTCGGTCAGGGGCCGGACCGCCTTGAAGGTCAGCTTGGGGTAGCTGGCGTCAGGGTCGAAGCCCAGCCGGGTGACCACAGCGTTGTAGGCGAAGCCCTTGGCCCCGAGCTTCTGCCCGTACAGGGACAGGTCGGTCAGGGATGCCGGCGGGATGCGCAGCAGCATCGGACCACCGAACGCCGAGTTGGGGATGTCGCCAACGGGGGTGACAGCCATCCGGCGGTGGTCGGAGCACGCTTTCGACTTCTTGCCGGCGGGGGTGATCTTCGACCCCCACTGGTTCCACTTGCAGGTGGCGCACGCCTTGGACTGCGGCTTCTGCGCACCGGCGTCGGGCGTGATGCCGTCGACCGACAGGCAGTCCGGGGCAGCGTTGCTGCCGTCGGCGTACGCAGTCTCGTACCAGATCTTCGAGATGCTCTTGCTGGCCCGCAGCATGATAACCTCGACCGACGGCACAGCCTCGCCCTCGGAGTTGGTCACCAGGGTCTCGTTGCCCTGATGCTTGATGCGCCACTTGCTGGCGCGGAAGCTGAGGACGCTGAAGCCACCGGATACGCCGGCAGACAGGTCTTCAGTGTTGACCTGAAAGATGTTGGCCAGATGGGCCGGGACCTTCATGGGACTTGCAGCAACTACGTTCTTACCAGCCATGATTCACGCTCCTAGTTCGCGCGGACGTTGACATCGACTTCATAGGTGATCGAGGTGCCAGGGAAATTTTCCTCGTTGGCCTCGACGTACTGCTCGACCGCCGTCTTGGCGAGGCGGCGCTCGAGCATGTGCCACAACTGGTGAGCGATGACGTGATCCATCGCCGCCTCCCAGTCGTTGATCGCCACCTTGGCGTGGGTGACGAGGTAGGCGGTGCCGTCGGGGGTCGCCATATTCTTGGCCCCCTGCGCCTGGAGTTCGCGCAGCATCCACCTTTGCAGCTTCTCCATCTTCTCCAGATGCGGACGGAGCTCCTCAGCCTGCTTCTTCTTGAGCTCCTTGACCGTGACATCGCGCAGATGCCGGAAGGCCCGCACGGCTTCTTGCATTGTAGGCATATCCAACTCCTTATTGGTCGATGATTTCCCGATACAACGCCAGCAGCGCGCCCTGAAGGTTCAGTTTGTTCTGCAGTGCATTGTACAGCCTAGACTCAACCGGGGAAGACTGCAAGTGGATAATATGCGTATGCAGCTTCTGTCCCGGGCGAGGGATGCGAGCATTAGCTTGCTCGTAGATTTCTGCGGAGGTTGTTGGTGAGTACCACACCACCACGTTCGCCGCAGTCAGGGTCAGGCCGTGCGCCGCAACCTGCGGGTGCGCAACCAGAACCTGCGGATCCTTGCTGTTCTGGAACAGGCCGAACAGCTTGTCGCGGGCCGACTTCGGCGTGTCGCCAGTGATGGTCGCCACCGTGAAGCGGCTCTCCAGTGCCTTGCTGACGACGTCCACGGCGTGCTTGAAGGGGACGAACACGATGACCTTGCCGTCCGCTTCCTCGATGATGTCCTCCACCTCCTGCAGCCGGGCGGAAACCGGCAGGTTGCGCGGGTTGCCGTCCCGGTCGTAGGCGAAGCCACAGCAGATCTGCAGCAGCTTGGACATCTGCACGCCTGCGTTCGCGGCACTGATGGGTGCCGAGTAGTCGAACGAGGTCCGCATCGTCGTCTTCATTTCCTTGTACGCCTTGGCCTGCTCTGGCGACAGGGCAACCTCTCGAGTCGAGTAGGTGGTCGGCGGGATGTCAGTGCACTGATCCATGGTGAAGCGCACCGCGGGCTGCATGGCGCCGTGCACGATCTGCGTAGCCTCGCGCTTCGGGCGCCACTTGAACGAGGTGATCTGCAGCATCGTCTGGTCCCGGAACTGCTTGAAGTATTTCGGCACTCGGTCCGGGGTGATGATCTGGCACTGCCCCCACGCATCCGTCGGGGCGTTGGGGGTCGGCGACCCGGTCATGCCCCAGACGAACTTGCGGTTGTGGACGACACGCTTCAGAGATTTCCAGCGTCGGGTGTTGGCGGTGCGGAACGCCGCGAGCTCGTCCACGATGACGAGGTTGATGTCCGGCCGCGCCTGCAGCGCATCCGCAACCGTGAACAGGCCGTCGTGGTTGATGATGTAGAAGTCCTGCTCCTGCTCCAGAATCTGGTGACGCTTCTCCCGGGTCCCGTGCAGCACACCGGCGGAGCGGTGAGGCATGCGGCTGAAGATCTCCCGGTCCCACACTGTCGACAGGGTCGAGAGCGGGGCCACGACCAGGGCTCTGTCAACCTGCCGGGTCCGCATCAGATAGTCAGCAGCGAACAGCGCAGCCAGCGTCTTGCCGGTACCCATGCTGTTGAGGACGTAGGCTCGTCGGTTGGTAGTCAGCAAGCCAGCCGTCTCGACCTGGGCCTCGAACGGCGTCACGTTGCACCAGTCGTACTGCGACAGGATCGGTGCTGGTGCCTTGTACCCCAGGTTGCGGAGGATCTTCACCTCCACAGTGCGGTGCGGGACCAGCAGGTAGTTCTTGTTGTTGTGCTGATAGGGTTTGGCGTGAGGGATCATGCCGACCACACGTTCGTCGTGCGGCAGGACAACCACTCGCGACTTCGTCGCTACTCTGCACTGAAGAGCGCGCTGATGCTGCATAGCCATTCCTCCAGTTGCTTGTATCCAGCCTCGCCATCAATCACGAACACGGGACCGCCCGCTGCCCGGATGTCGGCAATGGTCAACTCCTGCCGCGGCGTAGGCTTCTCGCCCGGGGCCTTCGTCTCGATGGCGAACCCGAACCCGTAGTAGATGCCGACACAATCCAGGGTGGGACTACCCATCCCGTTCTGCACCGGCCAGTGGGACCACAGATTAGCGTAGCCCTTCAGGATGCGCTTGACCTGCGTCTTTACCCTGCCTTCAGGGGTTGAGCCGCGCATTCATCATCTCCAGCCACAGGTCGTTGGTGAGGTTAATGCGTGTGGCAATCTCCGCCGCCACGGTTTCGATGACCGGCCCTTCGAGCACCGGGTCCCCGACCAGGGTGCGTCGCCAGCGGGCCTGGAACGGCGGATTGTCCGGCAGGAAGAAGAACGACAGAACAAATTCATCGGTGTAGTAATCCACCATCAACTCGAACCGCATGGTGTTCTTGCGGCTGAACGAGATCTTCGACAACTTCCTGTCGAGCCGCTCAAGGATCTTCCCGACCATTCGCTGTACTGGTGACGTTCCTATCGGGGAGAATGCAGCTTCTACATTAGCTGTGCGCGACGCTGAAAACGGATTCTTCGTCGGAATCATCTCTACCCCCGCCATGGCTACTTCCCATGGAACTCGCATCCCGTGACGCCACAATACTTGCGGCACAGTCCGGACGGTTTCGCCGGCCAGTCATTCTTCTCGAACGCAGACTCGAGCCGCTTCACCTTCGGCAGGAAGTCGCCCCATATCGTGGGGATGTCCAGCCGGTAGATGCGCGTGCGCGTCAGCCGCTTCTCCTTCGCCCAGTAGTACGCGCCGACTACGTTCTCGACTTCCGGCATGACAGCCATGAGGATCGCGGTGCAGAGCCGGATCTGGTCGAACCCATCCTTGTACTTGCCGAACTTCCAGTCCACCACCACAGCGTTCTTGCCTTGAACCTTGGCGAAGTCGATGATGCCCCGCACCCAGACGTCCGAGTCGAAGAACCCGGTCGGCTTGAGCTCGGCGGTCAGCGCGAGCTTCTGCTCCGGGAAGCCTTCGCCCGGTGCCTGCTTGAACCGCTCGAGCATCGACTGATGATGACGCAAATCAAGCGGTAGCGGCTTGTCCTTGAACAGGAACAGCTCGAACGCCTTGTGCGCGTCGGAGCCATAGTCCGCCATGGCGTTCTTCGCTTCCTTGACGGTCTTGGATACCTTCTCGGCTTCGTACTTGCGCGGGCACGTCATGAAGGCGTCGAGCGCGGAAAAACTCCATGCGGGCATGTTATCTACTCCTGGGGGTTGGACTGGTGAATTTGTAGGTCTGAAAATCCTGGGACGCTGCCCACAGCTTGAACGTAGCGAGGGCTTCCTCGTAGTCATCGAAGAACTTGGTCTCTTCATCGAAGACCACCATCCANGTTCCATCCTTCGCCTGCAACACATAGAGAGGTTCGTACAGGACGACAGGGTNGAGTTCAGTTTGGCTGGCCATCTTNGCGGTTACCGTCTGGTGATAAAATTGCTGGAGCAGTGTCTCTGCCCACATCTGTGAGATCTCACTTGCATTCAAGATAGGTATCACCGTAGTGCACCTCGGCTGCGAGCGATAAGCCAGGAAGGTATGGCACGGAGCGGGTCAACACCTTGTTGAGGACCGTCGCGAACTTCTCGACCACCTCCTCCCTCACGACGTAGATCAACTCGTCGTGCACCGACAGCGCCGCCAGGATACCGCGTCGCGACAAATAAAGCTCGGCATCGGTGAGCACGATGCGAGTCACTGCCTGCACGATGTTCTCCAGCAGGGCGCCGCCCCACAGCTTGCGGGTGCCACGATGGGAATCGTAGAGCACGGAGCCGTCGGAATCGAGCCGCATGTTGGGGTATTCGAGCCGCATGCCGTTGGGCAGGAGGATGAACCCGGGCCCGAACAGGATGCCGGGCATGTTGGGGTGGATGTGGCGACGCTGCTGCACCATGTACTGCAGGGCTAGATCCAGGTCCTGCCAGAGCCGTGGGATGGCCGAGAAGGTATTGCGGTAGGTGTTGACCGTGCGCTTCGCCTCGTGCTCGGTCATGTCGATGCTATTGCCTCGCATGACCGTGTGGAACTTCTTGGCCCCGACACCGTAGCCCATGCCGAGAATGCACGTCTTGGCCACGAACCGCTCGGCCTTGGTGATCAACGGCTCGGACTTCTTGTACAGAGCATCGGCAGCGAACCAGCGGTAGACGTCGGCACCCTTCTGCCAGCGTTCCAGCAGCTTGCGCTCGCCGGCGTAGAACGCGACGGTGCGGGCCTCGATCTGGGACAGGTCCCCAGCCACGAGCTTGTAGCCGGGCGGAGCCACGAGGCAGGCGCGCAGGGCGCCGCCGCGGGGCAGGTTCTGCATGTTGAGCCCATCCAGCCCGCTGAAGCGGCCCGTGTGCGCCCCGTAGTAGAGGATCGGCACTGCGAACGGGCGGTTCAGCTGGTACTGCCGGTGGAACTTCTCGAGCCGGGTCTCTTCCTGCGTTGACTTGTGCTTGAGGCGAGCCGCCACCAGAGCCTGCACGGCGCTGTCGGGATGCTCCAGCAGATCCTTGAAGTCCGGATCCGTCTTGGCGAAGGCGTAGGTCTCCTTGCCGGTAGCCGGGCTGATCTTGGTCGGGGGCTCCACCCCCAGGATCCGCAGCGCGTCGGCGAACTTGTCGTTCGACATGAGCTGGCTCGGGTCGCTCATCCCGGTCTTGGCCAGCACGGCAATCTTCTCGGCCCGTACCTCGGCCAGCCGGGTCAGGATGACGTCGTCATCGAGCTGCAGGGTGGGCCGGGTGAACTTGAGAGTGGTGTAATGAATGAGCTCCCGCTCATCCTCGGTCAGCTTCGGGTTCAGGTGCTGCCAGATCTGGTAAGTGAGCTCGGCGTCGTTGATGCAGTAGTCGCCGTAGCGGGCCAGCTGCTCGGGGGTGAAGTCCCNGAGCCAGTACCCCCTGAAGTCCTCGACCTCGGTACCCTTCTGCCCGATGCCGAGATACTCGGTGATGACCTTCAGGCTGGCTTTCTTGGTCTTGGCCAGGATGGTGGCGCGGGTCGCCATCCGAGTGCAGAAGTAGCGCCAGGGTTTGATGTCCAGGTGCCACTCGAGGATCGAGCCGTCGAAGTGCGAGTTCTGGATGATGGTCGTGACCCCGGGGGTCTCGAAGGGATAGCGCACGAGGAAGTTCTTGATCTCCTCTTTCGTGCCGCTGAACCACCGGGCCGGGGAGTCGTCCATCTTCACTGCCACCCCGAGAATTTCGAAGTGGGGACTGAGGACGTACTCTGCCGTGGTCATCTTCGTGAGGCTGAACTCGGTCGAGTACGCCGTCTCGAAGTCGATGGTAATGTTCAAATTGAGCATATCGTAACTCCATGCGCATGGCACGTCGTGGCACACGTTGACACATGTAGGCACATACGCTACCTTTCATAGCGCATATCCATGTGACTCCCACTTCGGCCCCCTCCCCCCGGGGGCCTTCTTTTTAGCTCTGCAGAACCCGATGGTTCAGCAGGTCTTCGAGTTCCTGCTTGACTGACCGATGGGTCACGTTGTTCAGCAGGTTGTCAGGGTGAAGCCCCGTCATGCTGAACGCCGCCAGGATGCCGTGACAGAACGCAGTCTGGATGGCGTCGTCGTCCGACTCGTAAGCGTACTCGTTGCGATAGTGNTTGCAGAAGGTGTCGTACATCAGCTTGACGCTGTTGGTCTCGTCATTCATCGCGGCGGCCGGGCTGCTTGCCCTCCCCCCGCAGAATGTGACCCACTGCACGCAGCTGCATCTTCGCCTCGACGTCGTCGCGTTCCGCACGGGCGGCACGCTCGGCCAACTTGTCGATAGTGCTCCGTAGCTCGGAGATCTGCAACTCGAGGGTGTTGTTGAGAACGCGCAGGTGGCGGATCTCTGCCGCCTGAGTGCGGATAGTTTCTTTNTCGTGCATATCAGACTCCCATGTGGATCACTGAGACGCGAGNGCGTCCCAGGTGGCCCGGTTCACGATGCCGTCGGGCGGCAGCCCGATGCGGCGTTGAAACTGCTCCACTGCAGCAGCGGTGTCCCGACCGAAGATGCCGTCCACTTCGCGCATCTCCAGCATGGTCTGGACGACAGCCACCGCCATCGAGGTAGCGCCAACCCCCAGGGTCGGCAGATCCATCGGCAGGCTGAGGAAACGCTCGTGGCTGATCAACGGCAGACCCCCCTTGCCCATGTAGCCGTGGCTGTCGAGCTGCAGAATGTTCTTGTAGTCGAAAACCGGGCAGGACTTCGGGGACACCTCGCAGTGTCCGTGGAAGGTCACGCTCCCCTCGTACGCCTCGTTGATCTCGTGGCAGAGGTTGTAGAGCGCCGCGTACTGCTGGTCCGTGAACTTGGCCTTCTCGAGCCCGTGGCAGCAGATGGCGATTGACCCAGTGTTGTGGCCTTCCTGGGCAGCCGGCACCTTCTCCAGGTCGCGACCCGGCTGGACCTGCCCGTTCTTCTTGATGAAGAAGTGGTAGCCGACGTCGTTCCAGCCCTTGGCCATGTGCCAGCTGCGGATGACGCTGACGTCGTCGTGCTCGGGCCGATCAGACGCNGAGCAGTGGATGTAGACCGTCTTGACGGTGCGGTCCGGCTTGAGGAAAGTCATCGAGTCTGACTCCTCCACTTGTCGAAGCTACGGGCACCGGAGTAACCCAGGTACCCAGCACCAAACAGCCACCATAGAGGTTCGGGTATGGCGAGGAGCCAGGACTGCACCCCATCGGTGAGGGCCTCTGCCAGAGAGGAATTAAAAGCATGGATGACCCCCATCGGGATAGCGGCCAGCACCATGACGTACATGACGTAGAGGAAGGTCGGCCGGGCCCGGGAAGTCCAGGGATCGGCACTGTTTGCTTCGGCGATGATCGCCGCCATGGATGCCTTCAGGTTCTCCAGATCGCCGTTCTGCTCCATCTGAGCCAGGATGATCTGGGCCTCGGCCTTCTTGGCCTCGGCGGCAGTCTTGTCGGGGAAGAGCCGCTCGATCAGGGTACCGATGATCGGGGCCAGGGCGGTGACGGTTCCAAGGACCGGGAACGGCATGGGTCAACCCTCCTTGCGGGTGAGCGTAGAGTGTGGCTCAGCACTGGGCGGCCTGGGGAAGTAGAACATCGTGCCGTCTCCCTTTGCCCCCATCCCTTGCTGGAGCTTGCGATCGACTATTAGCTGGTCCAGCTTGCGTTCGACCCGCTCGAACTGGGCCTGGAAACCCTTGAGCGCCCGGTCGAGATCCTCGATCTTCGACTGTTGCAGCTCCTTGACGTGGTTCACTTCGGTCTTCACCAGATCGTACTGGTGCCCGGCTTTGGAAATGTCGTTGGTGACGTTGTTCCAGGCTCCGAACCCAGCGGCCACAAGGGCCAGTGTCGTCATCAGGTGGCCCCAAGTTACTTCCTTCTTGAGGTGCCAATGCTCTCTTACTGACTCGTCCATCGCCTACCCTCATGTGGGGGCCGGGGGGTGTTTCCCCCCGGCCCAGGTTACGGAAACAGGGCGATTATAGGGCCAATCAGGGCAGAACCGAGAATCAGCCCAAGCCCCCATGTCGCAGCAATCACTGAGATTGCCCAGATGAACCACAGTAGGGTTGCGTGGTGCTCGATCATGGCGTCTCCCAGGGGGCGGGGGTTGCCCACCCCCTGGGTACATCTTAGTGCGAAAAGCCGCCGCCGCCGACCTTATTCGAGGCCACCTTGGGCGAGGACTGCACACTACCCCCGCTGACAGCCGGAGCGGCCGCAGGAGCGCGGCACTCGGGCAGGACCTCTGCCAGCTCGGGCTTCAGGCAAAGACGCCGGACAGCGTCTGCTGGCCGGTCCAGGGCCATCAGCATGGTCGCATCGGCCCTGGCGTCNCACCCCTCATCCNGCACGGAGCCGACGATCGAGCCGCCGCCACCCATGACGGAGGCGCCGATACCAACCGCGATCCGGCACGGAGCCGTCGGGTTCGCCACGATGTCCGGGGCGTAGCCGGGGGTCTTCACCTCGTACTTGCCGGAGTAGTGCATCTGACCGGAGTCCGTGACAGTCACGGCCTGACTGTTGGTCTGAGAGGCATGCTGCCGGTTAGCCTGCGAGTTACCGCCAGAGCTGGAAAACGACCCGGCAGCAGCCGCTGCGCCGGCGATGCCGACGCCAACACCAGTCGCGCTGTTGCGGTTGGCGTTGAAGCTGGACTGGCCCTGGCCCTGCATCTGGCCCTGCAGCTGGCCCTGGCCCTGCATCTGGCCCTGGCCCTGGCCCTGGCCCTGGATGGCAGTGCCACCAGCGCCGCCGTCGCCGCCGTAGTCCTTGCGGTTGTCGTTGTAATCACCGAGAGCAAGAGCGTTGCCACTGATGATTGCCGTCACTGCTACTGCAAGAATTGCACGCTTCATAGTCTCAATCTCCAAGGGGCCCAACGGGGAGGAGATTGAGGTGGCAGGCCCCGTTGGGCCAAACCTTCCTGCCACCTCGGATTCTACTACCGCCAGGGGCGGTGGTTAGCCAGCATCTCGATGTCGGACACAGGCTTCGGTGCAAAGTCTCGAACGAGCTGGTTCTTCAGCTTCTTCGCCCGGGCCCGGATGGCCGACGGCGACCGCTCATGCCCCAGAGCACGCAGCGCGACGGCAACATCGGTGGCCGGGAACTTGCCGGGCAAGCCTTCCTCGTCCTCGGCGTACATGTGCAGAACGATCAGGTCTTCCTCCTCGGTCCACAGCTCATTTTCTTGGTGCCGCTTGAGCGCAGCTTGCCGGCGAATCTCCGACACTTCCTCTTGGGTTTTCTTCACACGCTTCGACACGATGGTAGGTCTCCTGATTGGTGATCTGGACCATGGCCCGGTGGACCCGGCCAACCTGTCCGCGGGAGAGGTTGCCCCGGATCTGGCCCCTCTTCCTGGCACAGGCGTAATACTCAGGGCTGTTGCGCAGGAAGTTCATTCCCACGCTCCTATCGCGAAGAGAGTGCCGTCGGGCTCGAACTCGATCTCGGTGAACATTCCGGCGTACCCACCGATCGTGATCTTCGAGCCAGTCATGCAGCACTCCAGAAGGATGCTGGTCCGCCCTCGCAAGGCTGACTCCTGTACTCGGTACGGAACCCCGCAGGAGTCCAGCAGCTCTTTCCACTNTTCGAAGTCAGTCATCACTTCTTCTCCTTCCGTGGGGGACGGTCACGCGAGCCCCACATATAAAAACCATATCCGATAGCCCAGAGCAAGAGCAACCCATTTAATGCGTTCTCGATGTTACTCATGTCAGCACCCGTGAATCGGCATTGGTCAGTTTGCGCAGCACGGCATTCTCCTGCTGCAGCTGCTCGATCTCCTTGTCTTTGGCCACCAAGCGCACCAGATCAACCTTGTGCTGCTCGATCCAGTCCTTCACGCACTTGTTCAGCCGCTCGATCTCGTCGGCGCTTTCCGCGTATAACGCGCCACACGAGAGTCTCTCGTCCTTGCTCGCCGCTCGCAGCCGTTCCACGATGTCATTCACCTTCCCGCCTCCCTACCGCTTCGTTAGCTTGCCGCCTTAAATCGACTTCTCTGAATGGAATCCAGCGATCAAGACATATACACAGCATCTCGCGCATCCGCTCGATCTCGGCCTCTAGCTGCTTGAGATTGGCGGCTTCCAACTCTGAGTCGCGCGAGTTTGGATCGCCTAGTGTATTGCTCATGATTTTTCCCCCAGTGCCTCACGGCCTCGCTGTATCAGCAGATNGCTTTCCGGGTAGTCGTCCTTGTCGTACTGCGACGGAAGCCAATCCGTCTCAAGATGAGCAATGAACGCCTGTATCAGCTCGCGCAGCCGCTTGTTATCATCAATCAGTTCCCAACCCCGGCGGCAGGGTGATTCGCATGGGCTTTGCGCTTCTAGCAGCTCGTCCTTCAGCTTTTCGATCTCGTCTTGCTGCTTTTCCCATTCGCTTTTCAGTACCGGCCTGCCCTCAATCTCTGCGACGTAGGCGCGCAGCTGCTCGATCTCCTTGTTCGCCTCGGCAAGCAGTGACGTTGCCTTGTCGTGCTCATCCCGCTCCCGCTGCAACTCGTGGATCAGGTTGGTGGCGAGGTTGGCATCCGAGTACCACCACTGGTGCGCCAGAGCTTGCTCGAGAATGTCAGTCATCGGACGGCCCCGAGACACGCAACCCAGCTTCGCGGGCAATCTCGGCGAGGGTGCGAGGGTCGTCAGCCCGCCGCTTGGCGAACTCATCCTGCATCTGCTCGACCGCCCGCTGCGCCGGCGTCTTGAACTTCGGCGCCTCGGCTTCCTTGATGCCATACGCCTGCAGCAAGTCCTCGGACCGCTTCGCAAGCGGCTGCCGCATGGCGATGGCATGGTCGAGGTAGTGTAGGGCCTTCATCAGGTCTTCGACGCCGCCCTTGTCACGGTGGCGCAGGATGTACTTGACGACGTTGCCCAGCCAGAAGTCGAGGTTGTACTCCTCGATGATGTCCCAGGGCTGCGTCTTGTGCTTGGTGTAGTGGTCGCCACCGATCTGTTCGTTGCGGGTCCCGCGCTTGATAGTCATTTAAAGTATCTCCTTAGTTGGGCCAGGGCGTTCCGGCTGCTGCGGTAGTCGCTCGGCGAGAACGCCATTATGAAGTTGAAGGTCGAACCGTCGCGGCGCTTCAGGGTCAGGCGGTAGTGGTGACCACCGGTCATCTCCACCTTCAGCAACCGACCCCCCTGCGCCTCGGCTAGTCTCTGCACCTCTTGTCGTAGCTCACGCTCACGTTTGTTCATCCATGATGCGTTCCAGAACGCGCTCTATTTCATTCATGGCTCGAAGCTGCTGGTTCACTTCTGCTCCGACCTGCATCGGCATGTGGGGCAGTGCTGCATGAAGATCAGCAGCGGCTTGCCTCACGGAAAACAGAGCCTTGACCAGCAGCACCTGCTTATCGGGCTTGATCATCGTGGTGCGGCCTCACGGTTCAACGGGAGAGTGTAGTCGCATTCGCACGAGCCTGACAGCTCGAACAGCAAAGTCCCGAACACGATTCCCAAAGCTACGGCGAGCAGCGTTTTCATCTCACTGTTCCCTCATGGAAGCAACGAACTCGGACATCTCGAACGCCTTGTGCTTCCAGCGATCGTGGGCCCGCTGCAGCTCGGTCTGCATCTCCACCCGTTCCATCAGGCGTATCGACAATCTCCTCAGTACATCGGATGCGATCTCCAGGGCATCCACGCTGTAGTCGCCCTCTTCGGCGCAGCGGTCGCATTCCTTCGCTGCCTCGCTTGCTTCCCGAGCTAGGGCGGCGTCGTCTTGGTCACCAACCTTTGCTTGCGGTTCTCCAGACACGTTGCGCATAGCCATCTCTTGCCTCCCGATGCGGTTGTGATCAGCTCGCCACCCTCTTCGGGCTGGCGCCTACGGCAGCCTGTGCAGTGCCGGCCTTGGATCCGGCGCTGCAATAGACCGCCACCGGGGTCCAGGATCCCTGTGGGCAGATCTTTCTTCGTCTATTGTTCTTCGTGGTGGTGCCGCTGCTCGGCGTG